ATACTGAACTACATCTGAATAGTATGTTGACATTATAAATCCTTCTCCATAATAACCATAGAACCTTCAACAGTTATTTTCCAATTTTGTTTTGCTAATTTTTCCAAATTTATGTGTTTTTGGAAGATATTTCTCATTTTTATGACTTTTTCACACCCATAAGATCTAAACATGACTTCGCACGCTCTGTATAAAACCTTTGAAACACCTTTCCTTCTCATACAGATATTAACAACTCCTGAATTGCATGAACCATATTTGATTCCATTGAGATAAAGATAAGAGACTGAACATCCTGCAAAAGGAACTCCCAAATCACCATTATCTCTGACCTTTGAAATGAATAGAAGATCAATTTCTGTTGTCCCATCTAGGAATTGATTAATCTTTCTTTGATTTGATATTGTATTTTTATGTTTATTATAAAATGTTCTTACAACGTCGGCGTCAGACTGAGTTGCTTTCCAGATTCTATAAGCTTGCATATTCTATTCACTTCCTTCCATTGAACTTGATTTTTTTTACATTCATAATGATATCTTACAGGTAATGGATCTAATCCTTTTCTTTTTCTTCTTCTGTTTATATGTTTGTTCCTTCCCTGTGTATGCGTCAGGCGGAACCCCATAGCTTTTGTTCGTTCATGAGAAAACTCATTATCACTCTTTATGTTATATAATGTTTTAGCTCCTAATTGAAATACATATTTAATACCAAGGTATCTAACACACGTTCCAATAAACTTATGTCTATGATCTGGATGTGTAACTGTATGAGAAAATGAAAAAATTCCACCAACTGATTCAAACATACCCAATGCTCCAACAGGTTCCCCTTCATATCTTGCAACTATAAAATATTTAAGTGTTTTATTTTTTATATTTCTAACCATACGTTGGGATTTTTCAGGATAATATAATTTAAATAATTTGATTACTTCTTTATTTCCGTATGCATTTTCTAAACTATATTTATACATTATCTCTCCTTACTCCAATGCCATCCATTTTAAAGATCCTGGAATTAAAACAGAAGCTGCTGCTAAATCTGTTGTATATGATACTACTGTTATATTTTGTCTATATCCTCCGAATCTGCCAAGTGGGCGAGATCCGTAGTCTGGATAAACAGAGTGATAAATAAGATAACAATAAAATTGAGTTATTGGATTTGATGCATAAGTTTCTGTTGTAAATGTAAATTGGACTCCAGATACAGCATTCCCTTTTTGACCTACATCATATGTATAAGACTTTTGTAACCACCCTTGCCCAGTAACATAGTAATACATATAAAACGTTGCTTTTATACTATAAATATATGTTACGTAGTAATATTCTGGTGGTATATAGACATCTTTTGTTGTTACACCACCACTTGATAGTAGCTTTTCTTTTCCCCAAAATCCATTACAATTAGCATTAACAGTTAATTTCTTTGTTAAAGGTGGAAGTGTAACAACTGGAGTTGTTGTTGATGTTGTTCCAGGTGTTTGTGTTCCAACTGTTGTTCCAACAAAACCATCTGTCAATTCAAGTGATGCTCTTGCTTTAAATTTCCATTTCTTTGGAGTTTCTTGTTGAAGGTCTGTAACATCAAATCTAAATGATTGACTTTGGTCAGGATATCTCTTATCATAAGTCGGCATAATTTTTGGAGATATAAAAACTTGAGGTCTTGTTTTGAAAACACCTTCAATGAAAACCCAATCATTATTGCTAGCTTCTCCAGTTTCAATCCTTGTTAAAGATTTATATGGTAAATGATCTACACCATCCCAAAAATATGTTGTAACATTTCCTTGATCAATTATTACATAATCGACTCCAGATAAATTCAATCTATTAGTTATAGGGTCAACGACTGTATCCTCAGATACTAATATTTGACCAGTAGCTTCTCCATCGGATGTGATTTCAATATTATTACCTACTCTTAAATAACTATTGTCACCCATTAAAAGTTGTCCACTGTCACCGATAGTCAGAGTTCCAGTTTCAGCAACGTTGATAGAACCACCAATTCCAATATTCAATTCAACTTTAGAACCATCCCATTCAAGAGCTGGATTAACTGTCCCACCAAATTTGATTGACTCATTATCAAGATCAATTAATACACCTTCATCTGCATCTAAATCTGTTGATTGTAAGATACCTGCTGTGATAGTTCCAAGGTTAGCTGAGATAGCAGCTAGATTGTTTGTTGTAATTTGCTCTGCAATAACTTGATCAACAAATCGTAATTCATACATACCAACTGTATTACTTAAAATGATTAATCTTACAGTAATTCCTGTCAAACCATTAGGATACAATGCTGTATTTATTTGACCTGCACCTGCAGCAGCTGACCAATAATTTGTAGCTGCATCTGCTTCACTTGCTGCAAATGTTAATCTACCATCAACATCTAGTGTATGATCTGAGTCAGCTTTCAGATAACTCCAAGTCGCACCATCATCATTTGTAATACCAATGTAACAATTTATAGATGCTCTGTCACACCAGAAGTGAACTCTATCTTGCAACTGTGTAACTGGAAAAGTATATTGAATCCAATCGCCAGAGTTGTAGGTAATACCACCATCGTCCTGATAATCGTTATCGTATAAATGTGCTAATTGAGTATTACCATTTCCAAGACTATCTAATAAAGTCAATCGACTAACTAATTCAAATCCAATATCTTCACTTTGAATTTTTATAGGTTGCTCTGTATCAATGTCTGATTTAATACCAACTCCAAAATCATCATACGGTTCAATTTGAACATAATATGTAAATGTTGGATCCAGGCCAGGTTCAACCCAATAGGTTGTATCTTTACTAACCTCAGCTATTTCAATTAATGGAGGGGAACCGGTATCTGAATAGACTTTGAATTTAGCTAAATCATTATCTGCTGGTGTAATTGAAGACCAATCAATCTTTAAACCATTGAATATTGGAGTCAATGTTGCGTTTAGTCCTGCCATTGTTGGTGCAGGATTGGTTGCTAGAAGGACTGTTGGTGTTACAGATAACTTACCATAAATATCTCTGGCAGATAATTCAAATTTAATATCTCTTATTGGAGTTCCATTATCAAGTTTATTCATACCCAAGGTATAAATGAATGTCTCATCTGTTGTAAATTCATATCTTAAATGAGTATCATCATATTTCAATACTTCAATTTGATAATCTTTTAATTTGGTTAAGGTATTGATATTTACATCTGTCGTATCAACATCAATTTGTAATAGTAATTCATCCCATTTAATTTCACAATCAGGTCCATTGAAGGTTGTATCATTTGGTCCGTTGGTAACTTCAAGACCTGTAATATTAGATGGAGCTGCGGGATCTGCATAAACTGTAAACTCTGTTAATTCAACCCAAAGAGATTCACGACCCAAACCTGTTGATCTTATTCTCATATTATAAGTTCCAGCAGTTACATCTCTTATATCAACAAATGTATCACTGGTTACAAACTCATCATTCATACCATATGATTGATCAGACCTACGATATTGAACTGTGTATTGAAAGAAACGAGGATCCCTTGTGTGAGTCCATGAAAATAATATACCAAACTCACGACTCTCTCCAGCATCATAACTATATTCTTCTGCATTTAAAGCAGTAGGTGCTGTAATAGGATCGTTTGCGGAAGGCACTTTTGATATAGGTGGATCTTCAAATTGTTTACCATCTTCAACTCTTGCATACTTGGTTGGGTCATAATAAACTGCCATAATTTCAAACATATTTTTTTCTGATTCTTTTATGTTTGTAATCATGAATTGTCTAGGAATAAGATTTGAAGCTATTAAAATCCAAACTGAATTAGTTAAAGGCACTTCTGTGAATGAACCTGATATTGATAAAACTGTATGACCATTACCATCTGGTGTTGTTGTAACTTCTTTTTCTTCAACAGTTCCATCAGGTAATGTAACAGAAATTTCATATGTGCTTCCTATTTCAAGAACAACAGCACTATCTAATGTTATTGTATTACCCGTAGCAGAGACTGTTCTACCACCGTTTCTTACATCTGCATAATGAGGATCAAGGACATTCACAATATCGCCAGGGAGCACGTCTGCGTGGTCTGCAGAAGCTTTATATGATAATGCCTCTGTTTGATTCTGCTCTGTTTCTAATGCCCACTTACCATATCTATATGCTTGACCTCTACTTGTACAACCGACTGCTGCAATGTCTAATGCTTTGTATCCATATCTTGCAATACCATCACCATCATCAACAGACTCGACTTGCAATTTGTAAAATTCATCAGGATCATTCCATGAAACATTAACAACTGTATGTCTATCTTTGATTGATGTTCCAGTATATGTAAATTGACCATCAATTACATTTGCTGCTGTAACATTTTTAGTTGCTTCTTTTGGAGAATCTTGTGATGCACTTGCTGTTCCACCTGCCCAATAAGGCATTGCTCTAAATGCAGAAGCAACTTTAGCCAAAACATTGATTGCATCTTCTCTATTCTCTAATTTTCCATTGAATGTAAATCTAGGTTCATAACCACCATATCCATCTGCAACTAACTCATCACAGTATTGACCAATAACATACAATGACCATTTATCAACGTATTGAGGGTCCAGTCCTAAAGCAGTTCGTTTATTAGTTAAAAGATAATAATAAACCCATGCTGGATTTGAATGCCAACCAGGTTTGAATGACCCATCCCATATCCCATCATAATATCCACCACCCTTTCCACCTCCATCTGCTCCAGTTTTATAACTGTAAGGATAATAATTTGAAGGTATTTGAGTTATCAACCAATGACATTCATATGCTCTTTCAGGTATTCTTGTCCCGAATTTAGATGCATCAATCTCAGCTGCAAAAAGGGCAGAGTCGGGATAGACCATAACTCTATTTGTTATTTGTGTGTATGAATACCATGAGATTGTATTTTGAAGTGTGTTTGAAGCTGAATCTGCTGTAAGTCTTGAGGCTCTAATTGTAAAAGGATATGTTCCCGGAAATGAAGAAATGTTTCTAATTGTGTATTCTGTTTGGTAAGCAGAAACACATTTACCTGTTTTTATAAATGTTTTTACAATAGTTGCTGCAGGTGCTCCTGTTCCTTGAATTGATACAGACCAAGACACAGTTGATGGATTTGTATTTCCATTCGATAAATCAATTTGATATAAAGCAGCAATTGAAAATGTTAATGAAACATCATCAACTGCCGTATTTGATATAATTTTTGAAACAGCTCCATTCAAAACTGTAACTGGTAGATTAACAATAGTTTCAGATTCTGCTGTTGGGAAGTCTGTAAATCCAGGTATATCTGTCAAAGGTGTATGATCAGGTGCTCCAGGCATTAAATGGTATCGAGTAATACCATCAATTTGTTGATTTCCATATGCATCTTCAATAGGAACTTGATCAAAGAATACACTATTATAACCATTTACAAGACCTTCAATTTCACCTTCACCTAGTAAATCAATAAACCTTGCAATAGCTCTTGATCTTAAAGTATTCTCAGCTTCAACTGGTGGTTTAGCTTTATCACCGCCACCTTTCCCACCACCTGATCCGTGTATATCTTTATTAATTTTTTTCATATTTAATAGTCCTCGGTGTCCAAAGCACTAGAGATCAACGTTGAACCTGATACTAACCTACCGAAAATCAATGGGACTGGTCCACCTTGCTCAGTTGTATTTAAAGGTCCATCGAATAAGAATCCTGGTCTGCTGTCAGCTGTTTCTCTATCTCCGTAAGTATTAACCTTTGGAGTTGGACTGATTATTGCCATCATTCCACCTGCAAATAATGATAAACCAACACCGAACACAAGACCCTTTGTAATAAGACCATAACCCAATGCTCCAGCAGGAGGAACCCAAATTGAAACAACCATTAAGATAACACCCAATACAGTTGTTGCTATTGCTCCAACCATTGATTTACTACCTGAAATCTTTGGACAAATATGAATATCACCTTGATGAAAATTCATAAAAATTGTTTCATCGTTGAGTGCATTTTCTTCTTTAATGTCTCCAACAACTACATAGTATTCAGCATCTCGTTGTATTTTATTTTTAAATCCTGGATAATTTGCATCCAAAGCTCTACAAGCTTCACCGACAGAGTCAACATGAAACGTATGAGATTCAATACCACCACAATGATCTACTAAATCTCCACCTAAAATTACTTGTCTTCTCATCCTGAATACCTCACCCAATCTGTAATGTATTTTGTCCAACGTCCTAAAGGTTCTTCTCTTGACAGTCTTCCATATAAATGATGTAGTATCTTTCCATTACCTAAATAAATTCCACAGTGATTAACAACTTGAGCTTTCAATTGCATGAAGAAAGCGTCTCCTTCCTTAGCTTGAGTCTGATCTATGTAATCAAACCCAGCTTGGTGACAACCATTCTTTAGCATTGAAGGATCTTTCTCCCACCAAAAATTATCTCTTGGAAATATTGGGATTGTAATGTTTCTTTCTATTCTATAATAATCTCTTACCATTCCGTAGCAATCCCATGCTCCATGAACAAATTGTCTTTCTTTTAAAGGATATGGTTTAACCTGATCTCCAAAGAAAATTGTTCCTTCATAAACACCCTTTTCAATAAATGCAACTCCCCAAGGTAATTTAGTTGCAATCTGTTGAATCATATCTGTTTTTGATAAATGTGGATAATCAGCATGAGAATGAATAATACATTTGACTCTTTTACGATATTTAATAAAATCTGTTTCATCAATTCTAAAGTCTTGAATTATATCCTCTGCTTTGTTTTCCATTGCCACATACTCGTCATCTACAATCAACCCACAACATTCATTTGGGTATTCAGCTTTAGCATGTTTTTTGATTTCATTAATAATTCGCAATTCAAAAGGATGTTCAAACATCAGTCCTCCTTATCTTCCTCGGAATCTTGAAACTCCAGGAAATGCTCTTGTAAACATTGGATCTGGTTTACCTTCCTCCCAGACTCCACTTTCATTTTTTCGATACCATTTATCAGATGTTTTTGCATTAGAATTAAGTTTTAACCAGTAATCTCCATTGTTTCCAACAGGTTCTGCTGTTTGAATATAAACTGTTTGACCTGCTTTTTTAGCTCTCGATGCAGCATCACCTGCAAATCTTAATTCACAATCCGAAAATCTCTTACCACATTTATCAACTGTTTTACTTGTATTATATTTACTTAATGTTGTATATCCATAATCCCCAGGTGTATCTAATCCATAAGGACATTGAATTGAAACATCTGCGTATAGATATTGTCCTGTGCCAGTATCCCATCTACGATATTGATAACTGCAGAAGTCTCTGATTATTTGTCTCTTTGGTATAGCTACTCCTTCAAAATCCATATAAGCAGCCAACTCAAATTCGATAAGGTATTTATTATGTTCGGTTTTTTGTTGAATTACAAATATTTCTTGAGGAAATTCTGCTGCGGGATTTGCTTCACTACCATCATCTAAATATTTTCTTAGAGTTCTTCTTCTTGTAAATTTTGCACCCAACATATCATCCCAAGTAATTACAAATGATTGAAATGTTAAGAGAGCATTTGAAACTCTGATTCTTGGTCTTGGTAATTGACCTTCTCCAGTAATATCAAATCCTTCTGTTTCAATTTGAATTGGGACATATGTTCTACTATTAAATTCAATGGCTGTATAGTCTTCAAGAGTGCCTTCTGTAAAATATAAAATTAATCCATCACTTACATTTGAAAGATCAATTTCATAGAGAAATATCATTTCTCCTACAGCTGCTTTTTGAACATCTTGAGCGATATCCGCCTGGAACGTCATAAGTTATACTCCTTATAAATCAAATACTTCTAGAAAGTCTGCTGTTAATATATATTTTGAATTACCTGGATGTGATGTGCTCCATTCTTTACAAGTGAATTTTTTAGAAGATGATTCACCTGGGGGAATAAATGTGAATGATTCATAACCACCCCGAGCTTCTAAGAAATTAACCATTTCTAAATATGATGTTGAATCTAAACAATTCCATTCAAGGTTCCAGGTATCAACAATAGTGTTAATTCCATCACCTGTCCGCTGTGTGTAGCCATCACCAAACTGTGCCTCAAGTATTCGAGATGATGTTTTTTTACCAGATGATTTAACTGGGGTTACGGTTGTTGGAAATGCTGCCATAATACCTCCTGTTTAGAACCTACGTCCGCCTGCGTTGAGAATCCCTCCAGGTCTTGTTTCATTATAAATTGCCATCTTTGTTTGTGAAGCGATCATTTGAGCGATGTTCATTCCCATTCTTTTTCTATCACCTTCACTTGAACCTCCACCTCCACCTTCCATTGTTACATTATTTTGAATAGTTAAGTTTGTAGCTCCACCTCCGCCCCCCATACTTCCGGGAACAACTGTTCCTGTTCTTCCAGGTATAAATAATTCAGGTCCACGCTCACCAACTAAATGTGGTTGTCCTCCCTTTGCAGTTCCACCACCAGCTAATCCTGGTATATAAGGAGTTGAACCAAACCC